AGCCACTACATTTGCAGCTGTAATTGCAGCACCAGTTAAATCTTGTCCTGCTGGTAAATCTCCATCAGCATCTAATTTAGTTGCAAACCCATCAAATTGTCCACTATTTCCAGTATCTCCAGACCAGATATTTTTTTCCGTTCTATCAGCTACTTTTGCAGCAACGTGAGCAAGTACGAAATCAGCAAAGTTTGGTGCTAAGTTGTCAAATGCACTATATCCCATTTGCTCAGCTTCCCACGAAGAATGTAATGTTTTTCTACAGATGTCCATATTTACCTGAAATTCTTCTGGTTGTAGGATAGCTTCTGTTAAAGTTAGCGTTCCTTGATTTGGCTCAAACGCACAAGATGCATCTTTTACGATGTCATCAGTTGAAGCTTTCTGAATAACAGATTTAAATTTTACGTTTGGCATTACGGTAATTAAACCCTTGTCCAAAGTGTCAGCAGATAGTAAAGCAGCAGCGATATACTTGCCACTAAATTCTCCAGCATAAGTTGTTGTTAATGATACACTCATTTTATTTAGTTTTTAGTTGTTATTAATTGTTTAGTCTTGACATTACTCGGTCAATAGTAGTGCTTTTTCTGTTTTTAGAAACACTGAATTTTGATATAGCTTTGTTTACTTCTGGATTTGATACGATAGGCTCGGCACTTGGCTCGTTTAGTTCAGCTTGTACTTCAACAGGTACTTCATTTAACTCAACTTTTTCGTGTTTAGCTAATTCTTCTGTTAAAAGGTTTCCTAAGTCCTCGCTTAAATCTTCTTTTGGTTCTAGCATTGCTTTGATTTCTTCAATCATATCTTTAACTTCTGCTAGTTCTTCTTTAGTAGCATAGCCTAAAGATTCTTCTTCTTCTTCCGCTGCTTCAACCTCAACTTCTTCTTCTTCGGTTTCTTCTTCGGCTTCAGCATCTTTAATTTCAGAAATTACACCTTCTTCAGCTACTACTAATATTTTACCATCTTCAAGAATGTAGTCACCAACAGGCAAAGCTACTTTTTCATCTTCTGTAACGATAAACACTTCCACGCCACTTTCAAACGAATCAGCCTCAATGACTGTACCGTTGTCTAGTTTAGCTTGTTCTAGCTTAACTTCTTCGTTAAGGTTTAGAACGTCTTTGATTTTTTCAATCACATTGTTTGATTTCATACTTATATATAATTTAGATTAATTTAATTTGTATTTTCGTTATGCTTTTTTCTGAATTATGAACCACTGTAAGCCATCACTCCAAACTTGAATCCCCTCATACGCCTTGTTAATTACATAAGCAGCCGTTGACCCATCTAAAGTGTCACTGCCTATTGGAGTTAATTCTGTTCTTGTAGCCGTTGCATAACCACCGTTAGATATAATTCTAATTATTCTATTTGTACTACTAGCAGCACTAGGTAGGTTTAAGACTTGTGTACCATTTGCACCACTCCAAGAAAGTTTAATTAGTATTGAGTTTTGATATGCTGCATCTCCTAGACTTACTGTAACATCTGGCTCAACCGTTAGGCTTGTAGGAATTAAATAGTTGTCTATGTTATTTAATGATGTTTGTTTTGTAACGCCACCTTGTACGATTGCGAACAGTTCACCGCCTTGTAAATCTGTGGCTACTGGTAAAGCACTTATTTTTGAATTTGCCATTATGGTATAATATTATAGTTATCTTCTTGAAGTATTAAATCTCCGTTTTCTTGTGCTAAAAAATCTTCTTGTATAGTTGCTGAAATACTCCCTATTCCTTGAGCTATAATATCACCATTACAGCATTCAATAGAATAAGCGTCCCTATCCCTACATAAGCAACCTTTACGACCACCCTTTGGGCTTGTTCTACTTGGTGTAAACATTTTTGACCACCTACCCATTATTTTCGCTTTCTTTTATGATGTCAATTATTTCTTGAACCATTAAATCCTCTTTAGATAACCCCTCATCAATCGGTTCTTTTGGACGTTCCATCTTATCAGCGAAATATCCTTCAATACTAAAACCTTTTACTTTACCAGTTTTCACAAACTCATTCCAGATTTTATCGTTGTTTACTTTAACAGAACCAACCCAAGAACCCAAAGGTAAATCCATTCCAAACTTAACGCTCTTATCGTGTACCTTATCTTCAACTATCCAACTTTCAACTAAACTTAAACCTTCTAATTCATATTGGTGTTCTAGTGTTGAGTTGTTTTGCTTACTATTCATTAAATACATCTGGGACGCTTTTAAGACAGTATCTTTTGAGAAATATATATAGTACTCATCCTCACCATTGCGTCTATAAATAGGCTTGTTAGGTATTAATAAAGCACCCATTAATATTCTACGCTCACCATCTATTTCTGCAAGTTTAAACTCTTGGCTTTTTAAAGCTACAAAATCTTCTTCAATTGCTGGTGATTCCACAACGCTTATAGCTTCTATCCCTAGTTCGCTTTCCTCGTCTAATATTAATTCGACTATTCTCATAATAATATATAATTAAATTTATTTATTTTTGTTTTTTATATTGTAGCTCCTTCAACTATATTGTTTTCTAAGCTTTGTGCTGTTGTCACATCGTTTGAAACTACATAAGCTTGAACAGGTTCGTTTGTTTGACTTGCAACCGCATCACCTAAAACACTTGTTTCACTTGCACCAACTACGTTGAAACTTGGGGGTGTTGGAGCAGCACCAACCGAAGCACCACCACCAGCCGAAGCACCGCCACCACCGTTTGGAACTTTAGTTTTCTTAATGTTTTGTATTTGCTTCATACCAGCAAACACAGCAGCACCAGCTGCAGCAACACCTAAAGCTGGACCTACCACAGGAATACCAGCTAAAGAAGCGTAAGAACTTTGAGCAGATTGATAGGTTTGTATTAAGGTAGATGCAATGGCTAAAGCCTTACCAGCAGCAGTCTCTTTACCAGCCAATTCTGAGAATGAACTTAAAGCGTTTCCGACTTTCGCTAAATTTTCTTCTTTTGCCTTAGTAGTTTTATCATCTAATTCTTTATTTGTAGCTTCAATTTCTTTTTTCTTGGTTGCTATTGCTACATCATTAGTTAGATTTGTTTGTCTTGATTGCTCTGTAAACTCGTCAAGTGCTATCTGTGCATCAATCTTTGCTTGTGTTTCTGCATTTGCATTATCAACAACAGCTTGTAGTCTTGCAGATTCTTGGGTTGCATATTCTTCATCAATAGCTTTTAAGGCTTGTAATTTCAAAAGCTCATCTTCTATTTGTTCAGCATTAAACCTTTTACGCTCTATTGATAAATTACTCTCGCTTTCTAGTTTTGAGTTTGTAAGTTCTATTAATTCCTTGTCAAGTGCTAAGTCGTTTGCTTTTTGCTCTGACCTAAAACCTTCTACCTGAGCAAGTACCCCTTCTTTATTTGCTAAGGCATCTATTAATGCTACTTGAGCCTCTATCGTATTATTTTTATTTACTTCGCTTTGAGCAGCTGCTACTTGTAGCTCAGCCTGTTTAAGCATTGCCGTTTCTTGTTCTGCTAAAACCTCTAAAAGTTTGTCGTTAGCTTCTTTACGTTCGCCTACTGTGTTTCGCTCCTCATCTCTTATTTGTCTTAGTTGTTCAGCTTGTCTGTCATATTGCTCAACTAGCCTAGATTGTTGAGCGGCTGCAAGTTCAGCACTATTTTTTAATTGAACGTTTGTTTTAGCTGTTTCAAAAGCGGCTTTTACACTTACTTTCCCAAGTTCTTCTCCAGCTATTTTTCCAATATTTGCAACCTCACCAATAGCATCACCTATGTTTGTGGCTATATCTTTACCAGCATTTAAAGCATCAACAGTAACCTTAGCAATATTACTGGATGTTTCTTTTATTTCTTCATTTAAACGCTTTATTGTTTTTGGGTCTTTATCTCCAAAGAAAGACTTCTCCCAAGCTAATTGAGCTGTTTGTAAAGCTAATTTAATAGCGTAAAAACCCGCTTTAAGCGGAGCTATGCCTAACGTAATTAAACTCCCTAAAACCTTACCTAGTCCATCAAAGTTTTCAGAACTTTTTGCTACAGATTCATATACATTTATGACTGCCGACACCACTTGATTGGCAACTATTGAAAACGTTTCAAAAGCTGTTGAGAATACATCTACAACTTTTTGGTTTTGTTTAAAGACTTCTTTTAACCCTAAGAGAGCTGAAACTATTAAGCCAATACCAGCGGCTTTCATTGCAATCCCTAAACCTTTAAAACCTTTACTAACAAGTCCAACAGATTTAGACGATTTTTTTGAGCTTTCCCCAAGTCCTTCAATGCTACCTTCGGCTTTTTTAGTTTCATCTAAAGCAGAGTTTAAACCCTCAACGCTTTTTTCTATGTCTTTTATACCTTTTGAAGCACCTTTAGAATTTACATTTAATTCTATTGTTTTTTCTATTGCCATTGTAACTCTTGTTTTAAAGTTTTGTAACCTTCTTTAATTGTTGTAGGTAGTTTGTATTTGCCTTGTGCTATTCGCAAGTTTTCGGTTTCTCCGTTAGCGTATTTTAAACTCTCTATTATTAATTTAATCATATTTTTTAGTTTGAATTTATAAATATATCAGAATCAAATGATGAACCTTCGTTTGAGCCAACAGTATAAACGGCTCTTAAAGAAATTTTGTAAGTTGTTTTATTTTCTAAAGACGTAATTGTTTTGCTCGTTCCTGTTTCTGAGCTTAAAAATTCATTGTTTAAATAAATATCGTACCTATCAAAATTAGGGTCTGTAATAGCTCCCCATTGCAATCCGATACTTGTACCCCCCTGACTAGTCACTTCTAAACCTTGTACCCTTCCGAAGCTTCCTATTTGTCCGTTAATCTGTTGTCTTGTATCTGCTTGAAGGTTATACAATTCCAAGTCACTCTTGTTTGTTAATAGGTTTGTTTTTATACTGTTTATTCTGTATTCTGTTTTATCAATAATAAAGATGTCGTTTAAGTTATATTTTAAAATTATATTTAAAGGTAGATAAGCTGACACTTTTGTTTTACGTGAATTTCTAGCAAATAAATTAGCCACATAATTTCTGTAATACTTAGTAAATAAATCATTTGATTGATTAAGTTGGGCGGCAGTCCCAGAGCCTAAAGTGTATTCGTCAATCTCTACGCCAAAATTTAAAGTTTCTGTTAAAAACCCTGTTGTTGTATTCGATATAGAATTAGAAGGTCTTAAATAGCTACTTATTCCAGTAAGCGTATTGTCTAAGTTATCCCATAATAAATTAGTGGTTGATGTTGAAGTAGAAGCTGCATAAAACAATAAAGGCTTTCCTATCGTTGGTTCAAATTTCTTGTCCAACATTGCACCTTGTCCAATTGTTGTAAGTGTTCCGTTATCTTCATCGCTCAAACGTTCGTACATCATTTTTTCAAAATCAAGCTCTATCTTGTAGTTGCTTCCATCCCATTCATCATTCCCATAACTTTCTTGTGCAAATACATTGCCTTGTAATTCTTCTGCATATTGAACCAGAAAAGATTTTTTACTTTTAAAATCAAAAACCATATTCTTAAACTGCAATAGTTTTGACACAGACGATTTGCTTGTGTCCACGTATTCTGTAATGTCATAAGATACCCCAGCGTTATAATAGTCATCTAAAGGTAAAACATTAATAACTCCATCTTCTTTGTATGCAGTTAAATTGTACATTAAAAACAAGTTCTTTAGAAAATCAAATATTTTCATCTTAGGCATTTGCCTACTTATTGTAATTGTGTTTTCTGATGCTGGTGCGTCTTTTTCATAAGTAGATTGGCGAAGAGTTGTAAACTGTCCACCGCCATTGTCAAACACTTCTTTAACTAACAAACTTTGTGAAATTCCAACAGTGTTTTCGGCAATTATATTTATTACTGAAAGTATTGGCATCTCGCCATAAGTTTGAGGTGTAAAGTCATAGCGGAATGTTTGCGTCCCAGTTCCACTTTCTTCAAATAAAGTTGCACTATTTGACCCCCTAAGTATTTGTACGTCATAACTTTGATTTGGGTCAAGTGTTGTAACTGTTAAATAAAATTCATATACTATATAACCAACAAACAAAGGTTCATTTGTGTAACGAGGTCTTGCGATTCTAAGCTCGTCACCGCTTACAAGTTCGTAGTTATTTCCTGTATCATCTGGTTGGAAGAATAAATTAGAAATATTTTGAACTCCACCCCCTTCAATAGAATTTGATAAAAACCCTTCCTCTCTGTGAAGCCACATATATAATTTCCTAAAGTTTGGACTATTAAAAAATTCTTCGCTAAACTTAATTTGTGGATAAGTTGTTTCTATTGCATCAATAATAACTTTAGTTTTTAAAGCTGGTTTTAAATCTGCGAAGTTTATCCAATTATCTGTTATGTGGTCTTTGTATTGTCCATTTTTATATCTCATATTTTTACTGTGAGTTATAAGAGGGAATATTAAGTCATCACCTTCAGCAGTACCAATAAACTTACTTTTAACAAAATCGTTAGTTAAAACGAAATTTAAAGAATCTGGATATGTTAAAGAGCTTAATTCATTCTCTGCTAGTAGTTCTTTAAACTCAACCGTTTCACCAGTAAATACTAATTTATAAGAA